TGGTAGGGCTGCAAAGCTCCTACAAGAGGCTGTCGGGGCCAACCCGGATGGTGCTATAGGTCGCATGACTTTGCAGGCTGTAGAGGCTCAACCTGTTGACCAGTTGATAAAAGACCTATGTGCGCGTCGTTTAGCTTATATGAAGTCTCTCCCAACCTGGGAGACGTATGGCCGAGGCTGGGAGAGGCGTGTTATTGAGAGCGAGAAACTTGCTCTTAAAATTGCAGATCATCCCTCGGGCGAGGTTCCATCAAACTAGCCCAGCCATCCCAGTTGACCGGGATCGTGTCGAGCTTAATGGCGAGCTTTCCTGATTTAGTCTCCATTACCGTTCCAATCTTGGCCCAGCGTGTTTTTTCTTCTCCATCTTTTGTGTACTTGCCGATTGCTGCTGATATTTCGTATTTGATCATTTTTGTTCCAGTTTGCTGATTGCTGTTTGGGTTTCGTTCAAGAAGTCGCGGACTTTGTTTTCCAGGTCGGTTATAGCCTCCTGTGTTGGTTGGAACCTGACGACGAACAAGCGCAAATGCTCCGGTAGGCGTGGATCGAAACTCACAAAATCGCACCATTTTTTCCCTGTCACTGCGAGTTGAGCCATCATCTGTGGTTGATGTTTGGCAGGAACTTTCTTAGCCAGAATCCAGTCTAGGTGGGTGGTGGTGTTGGGGCACTTGATCTCGATCAGACCCTCACCAACAACGCCGTCTGGAGACGCTCCAAACCACTCTATAGACGGATGCTTTATAAAGCCAACCTCCTCTACCAGATCGTGCTCAGCCTGATACGCAGCGCGGGCGAGAGGCTCCGTTTCGGTGCCCCATTGCATAGCGGCGTTGGTAAACGACTCCTGTTGCTGGCCAGTAAGTCTCTCGGCTATCAACTGAACCATGTAATTGCGTCTTGTAGCCGTGTCTTTGCCTGCAATGGCGTCCGATACCCTGGATGCTGTGACATGCCCTAACCGCGCTTGGAACCACTCATCTGTGCGCTGATTCATTTTTTATACGCTCGCACAAAGGATTTCATTGGGTATCGCCAGATTGGTTGATCGTAGAACCTGCGCTGGTGAAGCTCATGTTCCTGCCAAAACAGATGTGGTTTTGCTTTCTTGATAGATGCAATGGCGTCGTCCAAAGCTTTGTTGTCACCGATCTTTTGATAGGGCAGTTTCCAATCAACTTTGCGAACATACTGTTTTAGTTCCGGGAACATTTTTCGACTCCTGTTTGTGTGATGCTGTAGGACAACATGGGTTTACCGTTAATCAGTTTGGCGCCTGCACGCTGGATAAACCCTTTTCTCTCCAGTTGGATGAGCCTGGGTGAAATCGACCGATACAGAACCTCCGGCATGCTGTCAGCGATCTCTTGGCACGTTTGGTTAGGCGTGTCATGCAAGCGTTTAAGAACCTTCATTGCAATCGTCTCTGCACGCTGGGGAGTCATTGCATTTTTACTTGTCTCCGGGTCTGTCGTGCGAGACATTGGCATAAATGGCCACGGGCTATTTAGCATTGTTCAGCTCCATCAGTTGAGCTTTCCTGTCGTTTTTAGCTGATTCCAGCATGGCGAGTGCTGACTTGTTGTTTTGAAAGACTTTGTAAGCCTGTGCGTAGGCTGTTTTGAGATCCTCCATAGACGCTGCGGCGTACATAGCATCCAACATGGGTTTTGGATCGTGTTTGCTTGCAGCATTGCCGTCGTCGTCCTCTGGGGCTACCGCGCAGGCGGTCATAAGGCTATACCTGCGAGCGTAACTAAGCGCCGAGCCATAGCCCTGTGGGTCGTGTTTGCTGGCAGGGACATGCAGTTTTCCTGCTGAGTAAGTCTCGCCTGACTCGTGTACAAACACTGTTTCAACAATCACCCCGTCCTGGCACTCATGCGTCTGCTGGATGAGCGCGATACCGTTGATGTTGAGTGCGTCGATTACTGCTTCAACAACTGCTGCGAGATCGGCGTATCGAGACTTAAAGTGCGGGTTTGTTGATGACTTGAGAGCTGGGCCGAATGCTCTCTGTGCCTTCACTAACGCTGTTGCTATCTGTTGCATAGTTCCCTCTGAATGATTGCCACTTGTTGACGTACTGTTGCTGCTCTGATGGAGGCACCCAGCCGTGCCTCTTGAACGTGTTTAGGACGTTTGTTGCTGCTGCTGGCGTCCACACAAACTCAGGACTCAAAATAGATCCCAAAAAAGCCTCCCGATAGTTGATACTTCTCCCACTGACATGTCTACTAGGGTAATCCCTAGCATGACTCCAAACGCTACGAATACAGCGGTTTGCAAGATCGCTTTCACTTCCACCCCTGCTTTTTATAAAACTCGTTAACAATTGCTTCTGCACGGTGCTCGACATACAGATCACGCAGGTTGTCTGCAATCCAGATGACTTCAGACGGGTTGCGACGGATAGCGTCCTCAATCTGATTTTGGACGTTCAGGTAACGGTCACCCAGGTTGTCATACATATAGTCGGCAAACTCGGACTGCGGCATGGACTGATACTCGTCCAATGCTGTTTTCCGAGCTGCGTCCCACATTTCCTGCTCAGCGCCAGACCAGAAAAACACTTCAGCGTCATCAAGAATCGGTTCCTCGTACATGTCAATCTCCCGTGTTGGTGAAGCCATTGTGCAGGTTTGAGATGTGTCTGACAAGGAAAATATTTTTATAGATTTTACAGCATCATTAGCTTTTCTCTATTGCAGCTTAGTAGCAATGTGTAGTATTCTAGCATTTTTGGAGGAGCGATGAATCCTTACTTGAAGCTGGCAATAGCGATGCTGGGCGGCACGAACGAGGCTGCTAAAAGGCTCGGTGTATCTCGGTACTCGATCTACCAGTGGAGTCAATCAATCCCTCTCAAGAGGGCCTTGCAGATAGAGGAGATGACGGGCGGGCAGGTGTTGGCGTCTCAACTGAAACCGGAATTTTTCAATGAACTTAACGGCAAGATCAATGGCCCTGCTGCGTGAGCGCGGGTATCAAGTGGCTCCTGTTGAGCGATGGAACGCGTTCACAAAGACAAGGCACGACCTGTTCGGCTGTATCGACTTATTGGCCATCGGCAACGGTGAGACGGTGGCTGTCCAGGTGACAAGCAAATCTAACTTGTCAGCTCGCAAGCACAAGATCGAGGAAGCCGAGGCTTACCCGGAAATGCTGCGGTCAGGGTGGAAGGTCGTTTTACACGGGTGGTTCAAGGAAGGTAATCGGTGGCAACTTAAGGAGGTCGAGCTGTGATCGAAAAGATTGGTGACGCTACGCTTTATCTAGGTGATTGCAGAGAAATTCTGCCGACACTTCCAATAGTAGATGCCGTTATCACCGATCCGCCGTATGGGGTCGGGTTCAAGTACGAAAGCCACGACGATCGTCCAGAAGCCTACGAGGGCGGCTACGACCGCTGGCTCATGGCGATCCTTGAGGCTTGCGAATCGAAATGCACGCCTGGCGCTCCTGTCTTTGTTTGGCAGTCAGGCACTCACATGCGGTCGCTTGCTGAACGATTCCCAAGAGATTGGCGGTTGTTCGTTGCAGCAAAAAATTTCGTGCAGATTCGTCCTACTGCGATGCAGCACGCATTTGATCCAGTGGTGGTCTGGTGGATTGACGGGGAAAAACCTTGGTCGGCAGGAACAGCCACCCGTGACTTCCACATCGCCAACACCGCGCCGGTTATTGGCCAGGCAAACAGCCTAGAGCGTGGACACCCATGCCCCAGGCCTCTGGATCAGGTGTCGCATGTCATCGACCAGTGGGTAAAGCCAGCCGCCATAACGCTTGACCCGTTTATGGGTTCTGGAACGACTGGCGTTGCGGCCATCCGACTAGGCCGTCAGTTCATCGGTATCGAACGGGAGCAAAAGTATTTCGACATTGCTTGCAAGCGGATTGAGCAGGCTGTATCTCAACCTCGCCTTTTTGATGACGAACCAAAAAAACCAGAGCAGCTTGGATTTTTAGACTAAACAGGAGCAACGGTGATCTTTCTGCTAATCAACGAGAGTGCCCGCAAACAGGCTTTAGAGGCCCTCAGAAACGTCAAACTAGGCATGGTGGTACGTATAGAGCCATCCAGCCGTACAAACGCTCAAAACGCATTCTACTGGGCCTGCTTATCCGCCATTAGCGATCAGATCCGTCCAGGGAAAGAACACTCGCGGGATGTGTGGCACGAGTATTTCAAACAACTATTCCTGCCGACCAGGATGCTGGAGTTGCCAAACGGTCAGCTAGTAGAGCAGCAGGCGTCGACTGCGAGTCTCAACAAGGCTGATTTCTCAACATATGTTGAACAGGTGTTGCAATGGGCGACGGAGAGAGGTCTGATCTGGACAGACGATATGAATGTCATGCGTGCAGAAAACGCCATGCTTCAGCCCGAATAATCGTTCTGCCAGACGGAACAGAGGTGGGCTTGCAGTCTCTGGAGTACGCGCTGTGGTGCGAGGCAAAGTGGTATCTGTCTCAGACAAAGAAAGTACAAGGTGACTACATCAACCGATTGTCGGACGCCAGGAAGGATCAACTGAGGCCCTATGTTCAGAAGCAAAAGACTATTGCAGGCCGTTAGTACGCTTTCCTGCCAGCACTGCGGGATGGATGGTATGACCCAGGCAGCGCATGCCAACTGGGGTGTATACGGCAAAGGGATGGGAATGAAAGCTCACGATTGCTTTGTGGCTGCGCTGTGTGTTGACTGCCACCGGGAGCTTGACCAGGGCAAGAACTTGTCGGCGGATGAGCGGCAGGAGATGTGGGAGTCGGCTTTTAGAAAGACGCTTGTTGCGTTGTTTGAGTCTGGAAGGTTGTCTGTCAAGTAGTGCGGGGAAATCGTCCTCTGTGGAACCTTTTCCCCGCAATGTAAGGTTTGTGTAAGGTTGCAAGTTCACAATGGCTTGCGTATGATCAGTTCTGCGCCGTGGAAAGCGCATAGCAGGTCAGCGAGACAGTCTCTATCGGGCTGGTCTATCTGACCGTTTCTTACCCGTTCTGGGTGCGACCTGCCGGAATTTCCACCGGATAGGCCAGCACCGATGGAGATTGTTGTGCATTACTACCATCACCATATCGGTGATTTCGTCAAGGCGACGGCACGGCTGACAGATGCTCAGTCTATGGCGTATCTGCGCCTTATCTGGATGTACTACGACCGAGAACGTCCGCTTCCAGACGGCATAGAAGCCCTTGCTTTTCAGCTTGGGACTGACGAAAAAACCGTCCACCTGATCCTTGTTTCGTTCTTCAGGCTTGAAGATGGCCGCTGGCATCACACGCGCTGCGATGCTGAAATCAAGGAGTACAAGGAACTTATCCACAAGCGAAGCAAGGCTGGCAAAGCATCTGCTGAACACCGTGGCAACACAAGCTCAACACCTGTTGAACAAGTGTCGAACACACAGCCAACAGATGTTCAACTAACCAATAACCAAGAACCAGTAACCAATAACCATATAAAAAATAATACGCCTCGCAAGCGAGTCGAACGACCAGATGACGTTACTGAATCGACTTGGGAAGCGTTTTTGCAGCTACGCAAGGAGAAGCGAGCAGCGGTGACGGATGTTGCGATCCAGGCGATACGGAAGGAGGCGAACAAGGCTGGGGTGTCGCTAGACGCTGCGATGCGAGAGATGTGCGCTAGAGGATGGCAGGGATTCAAGGCTGACTGGATGCACAAGGAAGCTAAAAAGTCCGACGTTGTTGCAGTCATGACTGGTCGCAAAGAGAGTATTGACCCACGAATTCAGGAGCATATCGATGCAATCCTCCCCCCGCTTTCCCTTCGCTAGTTCCGTGTTTGAGCGGTTTCGCATCCTGTACGGGTCGCAGAAACTTGCTCTCATGTATGAACATGATGACAACGCAATCATGCCTGCTATGGAGGCATGGGAGCAGTTTCTTACAAGCCAAAAGCCGGATGTTGTCCGCAAGGTGCTTGCTACTTTGCCAACCTTATCGCGTGAGTGGCCGCCAAACCTTTCCGAGTTTATCGGTATGTGCCGCGACTTTGATCGTGTCGAACAGCGCGAGAACGTAGCCCTGCCAGCTCCCAAGCAGGTGACAGAGGAAGGCAAGCGGGTATTAGCTCAACTAAAGGCTGTTCTTGAAAGCAAGAGGGTGAAATGACACGAGCCGAAGTATTAAAAATGCTACGTAGAGCTGGATTCATTGGGAAAGAAGAAGATCTCCCTATGTGGGTTTATGAGCGTTTTGCTGAGATTGTCGCCAAAGCAGAGCGTAAAGCATGCGCGAAAGTTGCGCTAAAAGGAACAGGAGAGGCTATACAAACGAAAACGCTAAAAATACTTCAATCGGAGCGTGAGCGTATTGCAAACGCCATCCTTGCGAGAGGTGAGACATGACTTGTCGCTGCGAAGCTGAAAAGCACAAGTACCCGTTGACTCCAGACCAGATCGACCAGACGGGAGACTGCGCTGTAGAGATCTATGTCTGCCTAGAGTGCGGTGCACAGAGAATGCGGGTTTTCCCCAATAGACCAGATGAACAACTTCCGAGAGACTACGAATGATGTGTCCTGCATGCACGAGGGATGTACGACACAGAACCGTCAAGGGTGAGTTTCGGTACTACGCTTGCCCGTGCGGTGAGAGATGGAAAACACAGGAAGTTATCCGAGAACGTGGGGTGAAGTTTGAACCCAGGAAGAAAGGGAAGACGAGATGAGTAAAGACGGTGGGCCAGCGTTTCCGGTGCCAGATATTGATGGCGGCAAGGTTTGCGAAGGCATGACCCTGCGAGATTACTTTGCAGCTAAGGCTTTGCAAGGGATTCTGAATGATGCAGATGTTTTTTGGGATAAAGCGGCTCCACTTGCATATCAGTACGCTGACGCCATGCTAAAAGCGAGAGAGAAATGACCAAAGATGACATCCTGCGGATCGCAAAAGAGGCGGATGTATGGGTTGCTGGTCAAAGACCGTATCAGACGCAGCTAGAACGCTTTGCAGACCTCATCCTTGAGCATCTGCATCACGAGACCATCCACGTTTGCCACGATGCGTGTGTCAGGGAAGCGGTGCAGGCCGAGCGAGAGGCGTGTGCGAAGTTATGCGCAGAGGAGTTTCAATATTACGGACACGATCACATCTTTGCCGCCGCCATCCGAGCAAGGGGGCAAGCATGAACTGCGATGCAGTCTACAAAGAGCGCAA